AGATAGACACTTAGTATTTTTTGGAACTGAGACTACAATTGGAGATAAGACTTCACAAGATGATATGTTTATTAGATTCTCTAACCAAGAAAATATTAATGAATACACTGTAAGAGCAGAAAATACAGCAGGTACTCAAAGACTAGCAGCTGGTTCTAAAATTATGGGAGCTTCTAAAGGTAGGGATGCAATTTATGTTTGGACAGATACAGGATTGTTTTTAATGCAATTTGTAGGTCAACCTTTTACATTTGCTTTTTCACAAGTTGGAAACAACTGCGGGTTAATAGGTAAGAATGCATCTTCTGAAGTTGATGGTGTTGCTTATTGGATGTCAGAGAATGGTTTCTTTACTTATGATGGTCAATTAAGATCTATGCCTTGTTTGGTAGAAGATTTTGTTTATGATGATTTAAATAGCACACCTAGAGATTTAATTTATGCGGGGACTAATAATTTATTTGGAGAAGTTGTATGGTATTACCCAACAGCAGGTTCAAATGTAGTAAATAGAAATGTTACTTATAACTACTTAGATTCTACAACTGAGCGACCTATATGGACAACAGGGACTTTGGCTAGGACTACTTGGCAAGATTCTGCAGTTTTTGATAAACCACACGCAACTGAATATAGTGCCGGAGACAATGCTTCTTTCGATGTTGTTGGCAATACTGATGGAAGTAGTATATACTTTGAACAGGAAACGGGGACCGATGAAGTAACCAGTTCAGGTACTACTGCTATTGCAGCAAGTATTACTTCAGGTGATTTTGATATAACACAAAAACGATCATCTTCAGGAACAGTTGCAGGTATGCCCGATATTAGAGGCGATGGTGAATATATTATGAGAATAAGTAGATTTATACCAGACTTTATAAGTCAAACAGGTGCAGCTCAAGTTAGTTTTGTAACTAAAGATTATCCAAATAGTACAGGAGTCACTACAAATTTTACAAACATTACTGAAGACACATTAAGAAAAGATGTTAGATTAAGAGCTAGATCAATAGCAATCGAGGTATCTAATACAGGGGCCGGGGAAGATTGGAAACTTGGTACGTTTAGATTAGATATACACCCAGGAGGAAGAAGATAATGGTAGCTTTTTATAATCAAGCAGATCAAGATATTTATAAAACAGATAAATTTATGCCTCAAAGTAGGTTTTTACTTGATGCACCTAAACCTGTTGTCGAAAAAGAAAAAGTAACAGAATCATTTGGTATACCTCAGACACAAGCTTTTAATAATAGTGGTGGAGGCGTTGGAGGCGGTTATTATCCAGGTCCTGCAGGTGATTTAGCTACAGGTTTTCAATCGACTGTAAATGCTAGACAGAACAGACTTAATAATCCTTCTAATACTTTTTTAGGTTTTAATACTATGAGAGATCAACAATTAACTGGAGCAGACGCAGGAGAATATATTGGATCTGGAACAAACGTTCCTCAAGAACAAACCCTTATGGGTAAGGCACAAAGTTTTTTAAACCCACAATCTGCTCAAGGTATTCTTGAAGATGGCTATCAAGAACCAAGATTTCAACCGGGAATAATGGCAACCATAATGGGTAAGATGGATAACTATCGTAATCTTTCAAGAACTGATCAAGCGTTCATTGCACAAAATATGGGCTACACAGGTCCCACTGTTTTTGGAGAAAATAATTCAGGACTTGGTAAAGATCCTTTTGGAATTAATACTAGGTCTGCACTTGGTAACTATGGAGAATTTGTAGATAAAAAATCTGGACAGCTTACAGACACTTTAACTAAACAAGGTGGAAAAATATTTGATAAGTATGCTGTCAACCCTATAACTGGTCAAGCTTTAGATGAAGAAGAATTTAGTTATGACCCTATTACAGGACAATATATAGGAACAAATGCAGCAGCTATAGCAAAAGCAAATAAAATGAATAAAATGAATTTAACACAACTAGGTTTTTATAGAGGGAAAAAAATAGAAAAACAAACAATTATAGATAATAAAAAAGCAGCGGATCTAAAAGCTTTTGAAGATCAAAAAGCTAGGAGTGGAACTACTTCTGGTGCTAATGATGGTAGATATGAAAATATAAATGATAGAAACAGAGGGGGTCAAGGTGCTTTTCAAGAAGATAAAACTTCAATGAAAAGTGCGGGAAAATCTTATCAAGACGCAAAAGGTAACGTTGGTTATTCTAGAGGTAGAAAAGATGGTGGTAGAATAGGATACTTCTTTGGTGGTAGAGTAAACTATAGAGACGGAGGCTTAGCAAGTATTTTATAATGGCTAAACTTGTACAATCATTAACTAAGGCAAGTAGAGAGTATGATGAGAGGACTTCTCAATCATTAGTAAGAGATATTAATGGTATTATAACAAAATTAAATTCTTCTTTCCAAGAAGAAGTAAAACAGGAGATAGAAGCTAAGAGTTTCTTTTTAGAGTAATGGCAGTAGTAAACCAATATAAATTTAAGGGTATAGATAATGATACAACAGGCAATGCTTTAGTTCCATTAGGGGTAGGTAATCCTTTGGTAAATGAAACTATAATTATTAAATCATTGTTAGTCACATCGGCATCTACACCAACGGTGACTGTAACTAATAATAGTATTACAGCTATAAAATCAGTAGCATTGACTGCTAGTGTTACAAAAGAATTATTAACCCAACCATTAATAGTAGAAGGTGGTAGTGCTTTTACGGTACAGTCAAGTAACACAGGTTCATTTGACATAGCTATCAGCTACTTAAACATCAAAAAGGAAAAAATAGACTAATGAAAATATATGACGCTAAAGTAGAAGAAACTTACAGACACCTTGAGACCGGTGAGATTTTTAAGGAAAAAAAAGACTGGGAAGCCAAGGGTTATAAGGCAGAAGAGATGGCACAGGACGTAAAAGTTATTATGCCTGCTCTTGATTTGTCTGCAGAAACCAAGTAGAACATATAAACTAGGATTAAATTATGGCAATTTCAAGAATGCAACAACCACAACAAATGCAAGGCGGCTTAGGGGCTTTAGATGCTCCAAGACAGGGTTACTTTTTAGGTAAACTTGTTAAGAAAGCTACGCGTGGTATTAAAAAAGTTTTTAAAAGTCCACTAGGTAAGCTTGCTATAGGTGCTGCCGGTTTATATGGATTAAATAAATTTGGTCCTATGGGTATCAAAGGTTTTGCCGGAAGATTTATGCAAGGAAAACCTGGAATGATGGGGGGTCTTTCAAATCTTTTTAGAAATAAAGGTGTTCCAGGTGTAAATGGTGGGGTAGGTACTTTCAATATGGGTAAGGTAGCACTTGGTGGTTTAGCTGGAGCAAGTATTGCACTGCCTTTTATGGGTGGTGGCGGAGATGACGAGGACGATGGTCCAATAGATCAAATGGATCCATCAGCAGTCGCACAAAGAGCAAGAAATTTTTATAGTGGTCAAGGTGCTGCTGGTGTCGGTTTAGATTTTATGCCACAGAAAAAATATGTTAATCAAAATTTTTATACACAAAACGCAGCTGATGGCGGAAGAATAGGTTATGCAAGTGGTGGTTACTTGGATGACGATGAAGAAGAATTTATGAGATCAAATGCAGGTAAATCTATGAGACAACCTACAGCATTTTTAGCGATGGGTGGTGGTGCAGGAGAAGCACAAGCCGAACAAATGTTAATGGCAGAATTTGTAAAATATAAAAACAAAGGTGGAGATTTATCTTTTCAACAATTTGTACAAGCAGTAATGCAACAACAAGATCAAAGCCAAGGTATGGAACAACCTACTATGATGGCAGCTGATGGTGGAATGGCTGGTATGAGTGTACCTGGATACGGAACACCTGCAGGCACTAATCAATTTGGTTACCCTAGTGGTGGCGTAAGAGTTGGTAAAGCTGAAGGTGGAATCATGGAGACTGAAGAAGCATCAGAGATGATTGACATGGGTGGCAATGAAAAAGATTACAGAGAGACAGGTGGTTTTGTAGAAATGGGTGGCGAAGAAAGAGCTGATGATGTACCTGCAAGATTATCTAAAAACGAATTTGTATTCACTGCGGACGCTGTAAGAAATGCAGGCGGTGGAGATATAGATAGAGGATCTGAAGTTATGCAAAACTTAATGGATAATCTAGAACAAGGTGGACAAGTTTCAGAAGACTCACAAGGTATGGGTGGTGGAGAAG